CATCCATGTAGGCAGATTCCGTCAGAATCCGCAAGAAACCAGTTCTCTCCGCCCGACCATTTGGCAAAGAACCATCCTGTCGCATACGTGCCGTCTTTTCGCTGATACCGCCACGTATCTCCGCCGCCTACCCATCCTTCGAACGCTTCACCGCTGTACGGGATGGCATACGTCCATGTTGAGCCGTTCTGAGTGATGGTCAGCACATTGCTGGCGGCTGTCATGTAGATGTTGTTGAAAGGTCTCAGGCAGATGAATCCGTGGTCCTTGCAGTACCGTGCGCCCCAGTAGCTGAAGCTATCGCCGCCGATCGGAGTGCCGTAAGCCTCAGCGTGATTGTACCAACAAATCTTAGCACCTGCTTCTTTGAGTAGGCGACACGGGGTGTTTGTGCACGCATTCCCATGATGCGGAATCTTAAAGACCTTAATCGGTCCGGGTTTGGTTTGGAGATATGTATCGAAAGCGTTGATTGAATCGCCTGTGGTGACGTAATGGAGTTCGGGGAAGTAACAGCAGAGTGATGTGTTGTTAACCTGGTAGTCCACATTCTCCGACGGCTTGACCGACCGCCTCCAGATGTCGCACACGATCGCGCCGACCTTAATGCGTGTCGTTTTGTCGGCATCAGGATAGCTTATGGATTTCTTGAGGTTGGTAGCCTGAGCAATCCTCTGCATGGCACGGGAGTAATCATCACGTGCATCGGTGTCGCGGAGTTTGGTAAGGTCTGACGGAGGCGGACAGTAAATCTTGTCGACGATTATTGATGAATCCAGTAGCAGCTTCATTCCGCGATCGTGGTCATAATGCCAGTGGCTCAGGATGTAAGTGATGTGAGTGATGCCGTGCGACTTGCAGAAACTGATGATTTGATCACATAACCAATCCTCACCGCCGTCAATGACAATCGCATGCTTATCGTCATCATAAATAATCTGCGCATCGCCCCGTCGGTAAGCATAGGATTTTGGGGGCATGTACGGGATAAAGATGTGGATAGCTGACATTTACTGCGCCTCCTTGTTGTATTCGGATGTGGAAATGTGCAGGCAAACACCTAAGAACGTATCAATCGCCATGATCGTAGCCGGGACTTCACCGACATACGGGAATCCCCAAATCTTGCCTAATGTCGCATAGAGCACAGCCAGCGCAGGCAGAATGGTTAATGCTATCTCTTTCAGAACGTCATAAACTTCGTTGCTCATTTTGAACATTATTCCCTCACTTTCCGTCATCAGAATCCAGGTGATCAAAAAGGACAGCCACATCCTTTTCAAGTTTGTAGACTCTATCAATGACTGAGTTATGCTTGTCCATCTTTTTCTCCAACTGCTCCAGCCGATAAGCAATCAGCTTGTTATTCCAGATTGAGCTGATAAGACAAACAAGGATTGCAGATACCGCTGAGATAAGACTGCTTACAATTACTGTGTCCAATGTGGTGCCCTCATAAATGAAAAGAGGACCCGAAGGCCCTCTGGTTAACTTACAAGTCCGTCATATTCTGACCGTGACGGGCGGTTATCAATCCAACCACCGACCATATCAGCACGAATATGATGCCGTAGAGGGTTTTTAGCACGGTCATTCTTCTGCCGCCCCATGCGTGTAGCACTCATGCTTGATGGGATAGCATGTGGACGTGAACAGGATCGCTCCGTGTTCTGCGAATGTGGAAGTTGCGGCACGGGAAAGAACCTCATGGAACTTTCCTTCGCCCTTAAGCCTTGCGGTCTGCTCATTTTCGTCGTAAACCCAAAAATTATCGTGCTCAAATTCGCCTGTGGAAGTCTTTCTGACTTCGGTTACATAATACTGAAACATAATTTATCTCCTTTACGTAAAGATCGGTGCGCCTGTGGGAGGGTCAAGAAGGTAGACTTCGACTTTGTATGTGCCGTCTATGGTGAGGGAGTTTGTGCCGTTGTACCTTTTTTTAATGCGTATAGCTCCGCTCGATGAAATTTGGTCAGCAAATACTCCATAACCAGATGTACCTGTTACATTAGTTGTTGCAAAAGCATTATTCGAATAACGAATACACGAGCGCATGGAATTCGTTGTAAGTATTCCCGATTGACCATTAACAGGAATAAGGTTAAAGAAGAATTGGTCAGAGCCGTAAAAATAGCCGTTTCGTTTTCCAGCCGTATCCCTTATACGAACATATACAATTTTCTCGCTTGTCCATAGCTCGCTATGCCCTGTCGCCAATTCTTCCACCGTTGATGCTGATGTGGAAGTCGTACTGACTTGATAACTCGTTTCTGCAATCTTAGTCCAAGCAGAAGAACCACCGCTCGGAACATTAACAATGGCAGATGCGTAATTAGTTACATCATAAGTATCGTTTTCCGTAATGTTGAGCGTCCCTGTCGGGGTAATGCCATGCGTAGCCGTCCCAACAACCGCCTCTCCGTCCGCACCGTGAGCCGTGTTCGGAGCAATGAGATTATTCGCCGCTACCGTATCAGCGGTCAAATCCATTTGGGTGACGCCATTGAGAATTATCTTAGATATTGCCATTTCGTCACCCCCTTATGCTGTACGGATTAATGATAAAGTATCTTCAACACCGTAGGCATTACCGCAGAGCACAACATAGGCTGTACGTAACGGAATTATTGATGGAGTTAAATATCCAAATGCTACGTAATCCTCGGCACTTTCCTTAATAGCATCGGCTTCAGCAATACTAATTGGATTTTTATCTTTATCATAAAAACCAATCTCCGCATATTGTCTACATTTGAAAGAAAACGTCATAGTCGGGTCAATCGGCGTATAATCTGTGACGCAATCCCATGCTTCTGACGTTGTGACATTTCCATTACTGACAGTGTATCCCGTAAGCACGGCATTAAAATCAATCAACTGCGTATTAAGAGGAATATCAGTAGGACTGTACCACGTAACGCCATCAAGCTGAGCCAGTGTAACTGTTTTTTGTCCGTATGTAGCCGGGACCGTTTCAGTGATAGCATCAGAGATAAACGAATCATCCCAATATGCCGTAATTGTAGTATTGGTATTGTCCGAAAACTCAAAGTAAATCGTGTGTGCCGTAGCAGACGGAGTTCCACCACCCGATGCACTTCCTGCGGTTTTAACTCCTGCCGCCGTGTAGAAATATTTGCCCTGTGCCACGTCAGAAGCAACAGCAGTTGTGTCCGAAATGTCAAGAGCAGTAATCTCTCTGATAGTGCCTCCGTGAGAATCGGGAGTATCCACAACGGAGATTGCAGGAGTGCCGCCACCCGAACTTGTACCTGCTACCTTTTCGCCTGTCGCAAGATAAAAATACTTACCGCTTGCAACGTCAGAAGCTACCGCAGTTGTATCGGATATATCAATCAGTGTAGTGCCATTGCTCTGCACTACTTTATTAACGTATGGATTGGGCATAACCCACCCCCTAACAGTATTCGAAACACATTCCTTTGTATCGTTTCCTACGCCCAGTTACGCACTTACTCACACCTTCAGACTTTCCGCCGATGGCATTTGCGGCGTCTACGATACTCTTGAATGTCTCGCCTGTGGTGGTATTCCTAACAGGCTTTTTGGTTGCGTTAATAGCCGACCGAATGCGGTCACTATCCGTTTTGCGAAGTCCAATTCGGAAAGCATGAAGGGCATTTTCAGATTTTGTGACCCATTCCAAATTGTCAGCTCTGTTGTTGTGTTTGTCTCCGTCAATATGATTGACTTCCTCTTTGCCGTCCGTGTTCGGAACAAACTCCTTCGCAACGAGCCTGTGTATGCTCTCCTTTTTTACGTTTCCGCATCCGTAGGAGATATTTACACAGAGATATTCCGATGTATTGCTTCTTTTACATGGAGTCAGAATCTTACCAGATATGGCATTTCTCACTCTACCGTAGTTTGAAACACTGTACTTCGGGCATGTTGACACTTGTCTCCACTCTTCAATCATGCCTTACCTCCGTCAACCCACGGTAACTGTCTGACCACCTGCTGAGTTGTCGCTGTAAGCGATCGGGATAGCTGCTACCGTCACCTGTGACAGATGTGTATATCCTGTATCAGGAGAGATGACCTGCTGACTCCATGAGGGAGTTGCGGTTTTTGCCTGTGCTACCACTCCCTCAGAACCGCTCATTGTACCTTGCACACCAAGGATGGTGATTCCCTCTCTGATGTTGGTAGCAATGATTTTTGCCTGTTCAGCGGATGCGATACTAACCTTGCCGCTACCATCGTGGTAACCCTGAGTGATAGTCACCTGCTGTGCTTTGGTCGTGATTGTTCCTGTCTGCGCTCCGACATTGGTCATCGTACCAGTGAGCAGTGCACCCCTTGCGTGTGCGGTCTTTCCGGCAAGGATTTCACTTACTGCCGCTGTATCGTCCGATGTGTCGGAATCATAGGAGCAAGTGCCTGTGATGGGTGCGCCGCTCTTGTCGTGTGCGGTAACCCCACTGAGCAGGTCTGCCGCAGTGACCGTATCCCCTGTCAGGTCAATCAGTGTTGTGCCGTTGCTAAGTACGACTTTTGAAACATATTCGTTTGCCATTTAGATTATTCCTCCAATGTAGACGGTTCTGCCGCCTGTAGGATTGGATACAGATTCGACCTGTATCGGGTTTACAGTTATGTCGGAAAGCACTATTTTATGTGCCGTTTCCAATACTTTTCCAACAAAATCAGGGTCTACCACAGTCTGCCCTGTGTAAGTCGGTGCATCTCTTTCGACAACCTTGATGACCGTTCCTGCTTCCCCATCAACAGGAATATCAAGGGACATATCACCGTCAATATTCAGATTGAGCGACAGTTCTCCGTCAAGGACAACTTCCTGCTGTGGCGAGAACATTTAAATCACCTCTCTTATGTGGTTATCTCCACCAGTGACAAGAACCACGTCCGACGCTCCCCTGGTACCGTCTGCCAACTTCCAGTTGAGCATCATCGACGCTGACTTTGCACCAATCGAAAGCGTCTCTTCCTGTGTCAAAGTCCACGAAAGCGTATCCTCTCCGACTGTTGCATCGGCAAGGTTTTTTTCTATCAGCGTTGTGCCCCGCTCTTTGATGGTAAGGATTGCAACGGTGATTTCGGAGACATCAACCACCTTGAATTTGTATGTAATAGTCGGAGTTGTTCCGATGATGATTTTGGTCATGCGGTCACCCCCTCCTTATGCCCAATCAAATCGGCAGTTCTCGATCACTGGAGTGCCGATTGAATAGTCCTCTGCTCTCGCCTGCACCGATGCAAGCGGTCTGATGTTTCCGAACATCCTTACATTCCGAAGCGTCAACGCCCCTGTACACCGCAGGATATACTGGTTATATGCGGTCGATGTATTGCTCGACACCTCTCCGACCACGTTGTTACAGATATTGGTGTTTTCCACTGCCAAAGTTGCCGCAATCGTGAACAATCCTCTGACCGTTGTCATAAGCGCGTTTTTCAGCAGTAAGTT